GTTAAACGATTTTAAAGCTTCGAAAGTGATCGATTCGCTCGTAATCCTCGCTTTGATAATACTAGTGATCTTTTCGCTCGTATTATTGTGTTCATATTGGTACTTTATCAATTGAATTTGAATGGCAACTATTGCGCTTGTGTGTATAGGTGCCCCTAAAGTGTTGTCTTGTATATGTGCCGCTGTCAGCACATGTGCTCTATTGTATCGATTTCGGCGTAAAATAGCGGAAATCATTCAAAATTGTGTCGGTACTGTTGGTTACAGTGCGTTGGTTGAATGGTGTAGTAGCATCAATAAGGCTCCGGATTTGCGCGAGGCTATGCGCGCGCAACCTGAACCCGAATTTGGAAATTGGGCTACAGCACATTCCCACCCCCAGGCTGCTTGCACTCGCAGTCAGGCTAATGTCATGATTGATGAGATCATTACACGTGGAGGTTATATACCGTACAGTATATCCATGTCTAATCGTGACATACGTAACCATAATTTAGGAACTCGTAATTATCACTTTGCCAAGGATCTTGCAATGGCTCGCCGTAACGATACGTTACGTGCCACCCATGTTATCAAGTTGGTTGATGTTGATTATCACGTCGAACTGGAAGAAATACTGGAACACGGAAACCCGGTTATGTTGTATACGTTCGTGCCGTATGAAGTTGCTGGTGCTTTACCTAATGCTAGTTACACTATTGATCGTAATGATGTTGTCCACGTCAAGATCAATGGTGGAGCTGAGTATGACCACCCGTTATGGGACTTTGATGACGATCATCTTATTGTAGATTATTGGTGGGGGTCGCAAATGTATCTTGTTGAAACTAGAATATTTCAATCAGATTTAACACGTCGGTTAGTTATGCTTTGGCCCATGCGAACAATTTATGGACCATTTGCATGGATTATACCTGGGAAGCGTTTGCGACATCGTGTGTTTAATCATGGCCCCATTAATATTAGTCGTTTTCAAAAGGCGGGAGATAATGGTACTATTAAATTATTTGTTTCACTTGGCGTACCTATGGAGCGGATCGCCACTACTATATCTGAAACAAAGTTTAAGATAGCCATTATGCGTTGTACATTGGCTAAGGACCCGGCTATTTCGGACGTTGAACGTATTTTTAGGACTGATGATATTGGCGATCCTGCCTATGCTGCATCTTTATTTATGCAGTTATGGCATTTGGATCGTGCTTCGTTGGCCCTATTGACACCAATTGTAACCGTACCGAAACCAGAAGTAGTTCGCCCACATTACCAAACATTGGCTCCTCTCATTACGGAAGATGGAAAATCATGTGGTCGTGTACTGTTCGACCCATACGTGAGAGATGGTAATGTACTTCCTGTCCGATCGTTCAACAATGATACAGCATGTATCACTGGCCGAATTGAGCAAGTGCGCTCAAATATTACTCGAGTACCGCCGTTTTATCGACAATGTATGAATGAATTTTTGGAGTTTTTGGTACCAAATGATTTAGTGCATACTGGTGTGCCCTGGGACATTGAGCAAGTAGAGGCACGGCAGAACCGTCCATCGCAGCGTTCTGCAAACCAACGTGATCGTCCGTTTACTGACATGATGCATAAGTTTATATGCAAAAGCTTTCAAAAAGCTGAATCTTATCCAAAGATTACGGACCCACGTAATATTAGCACTGTACCAACTTATCACCGCTTACGATACTCTAGTTATTTGTATCCGATCGCAGATGTCTTAAAACGGCATGATTGGTATGCGTTCGGTAAACATCCAAGGGAATTTGGTAAACGTATGTTGGAGGTCGCCGCAAACAGTGATTGTTTGATACCAACCGACTATAGTCGACTCGATGGGACGCATTCCCCGATCCTCACCGAGTTTGAAACCAACGTAATTAAACGGTATTTTAATCCGATTTACCATAAAGAAGTGATTACCTTGCAGGAACAACAAGTCAAGGCCAAGGCCGTAACACGAGAAGGGGTATTCTATAATACATATTTCACGCGCTTATCTGGAAGCGCTGAAACTAGTTCATTCAATTCAATAGATAACGCACTTGTAGCGTATGTGGCTATACGGCATCATATCAATGATCCCGTTTCCGCTTATAGTGCACTTGGCGTATATGGTGGTGATGATGGAACGACACCATCAATTCCGGTTCGTACGTACGAAACTGTTAGCGCTAAATTCGGCCTCAAGCTGAAAGCTGAGGTAATACAAGCTAACAACCCAATAACGTTTTTGGGTCGGATATATCTTGATCCTTGGGTTAGTGAAGAATCAATTTGTGACGTACAGCGTCAGTTACGGAAACTGCACCTGACCATCCAACCTATTACAGTGCCGCTTAAACTAATAGTTCAGCGACGTGCACATGCATTCATGATTACTGATCCTACAACACCGATCATTAGTCACTGGGCAAAAGCTGTGCTAAGATTGTATGGTCCACCTGACGCAAAGACCATGGCTAATCGCAATTTAGATCGCGAGGTGTCATGGTGGTCACAATATGATTGCCCGTTTGAACCTCCTGCACCTGATGATCCCATCATGTGGGGTTATGTAGCACAAAGTCTTAATGCTACAGTAATGGAGGTGATTTCAATCTGTAACAAATTTGATGATGCTAAAACTTGGGATGATTTACTCATTCCAGAGCATCGACGTTTTGACTTTCAACGTAAAGTTGAGATTGATGCAGCAATAGACGGACAAGTCATTAACCGGCAACAGGTTACACCAGCAGCCCCACGGCTGCCTGCTGCACCACGGCCACAACGTTCTGAACGTCCACCTGTTTGGGACAAATATCATCGTGGTACAAGGAATCAACCACCACCTAGGCGCGCGAACACACGCGCTGCGAGATACTAATCTCGTTAACTTAGTCAGCTCCTGGGACTAGTGTCGCATCTTACCTTATATTTAACCATATTTAATCTGCGAATCCATCCCAGTAGACTCGGTTTTACTTCCCCGCTGGGGGAGTCTTTAG